CTACATTTTCATCTCAACAAGAAACCCCCCCAGGGGATGTATTAATAATAGGAGTTAATGCTTGTACTTCTTCATATTGGAGTGGTTTTGAGACCATAGGGGATTCATCAGATCTTAATAAGAATTATAGTATATTAACAGCATCTCAAGATTTCTCCTCTTTTATAGATGGAAATCATATTCAAAGAATGAATAGTGCTAGTGCTGCTTTTGATCCTAATAATGATGGTAACACATTTAATCCGATCCAAACGGCATTAACTTTTGAAGTTGGTGATGAAATTAGATTTGAGTTTAATAAAAATAAAGTTTATAAAATAATTAAATCTATTGGGGGGGATGATGGCAGAAAAGTATTTATCCACCCCGCAATAGATACAGTACAACTTGAGATTTTAGGATCTAATGGAACTCAACTAAATCATTTTACTCATTATAGAATAATTCCTAATGGGGGGTATTTAATAATTAATCAAAAGAAAGATAATCAAGCAGGTCCTGATCAAGATTTTAGGGGGATAATTACTCCACAATTTCCCTCTATAGATCTTGAAAGAAAAGGAGATGAATTAATTTATGAATTAAAACAAGCTGGAATAATAGAAACTTAATTTTATAATATTTATATTATATACATACAAATGGGATACTTAAATAACACAATAGTAACAGTAGATGCTATTTTAACTAATAAAGGAAGAGAATTATTAGCTAGGGGAGATGGTTCATTTAGAATCACTCAATTTGCTTTAGCCGATGATGAGATTGATTATACTCTATATAACCCATCCCATCCTTCGGGTAGTGCTTTTTATGGACAAGCATTAGAAAATATGCCTCTATTAGAAGCCTTCCCTGAAACTACTCAAAATCTAAAATATAAACTAGTTACTCTTCCTAGAGGAACAGCTAAAATGCCAGTACTTGATGCTGGGTTTAGTGCGATTACCTTAAAACAAGGTGCCTCATTAGCTATAACTCCTCAAACTTTAAATTATCTTGGTAATAATCAAGTATTTGAAAATAGTGGATATACTGTTACAATTGCTGATGTGAGAACATTAAGCACATTTAATGGAGTAGGTATAAACACAGAACAAGCACAAGCATTAAATTCCACTACCACTATAGGAACTAATGTATCTAGTACAGTTGTAGGTACTACTATTAATTTGACAGCAACTACTGTTAATACTTTATTTGGTAGCAATACTCAACTTAATACTACTTTAACTATAGTAGGTAGAGATAGTGGAGCAAGATTAACAGTTCCCGTAACAATAACTAAAACATCATAATAAATGTCATTTAAACGACTTGATCCTGAGGATTTTTTAATTAGTGCCGATAGCGTTACAGCGGGAGCATGGGAAGATGAAACTCCTACTTTAACAACATTTTTTACATCTTCAACACAAGAAGCAGGTGCAAGTGGAGAGTATTATTTAGATATATTTAAAGACAATACTCAAACTACAGCAGGACTGCCAACTCAATTTTCAATAGCATTTGGAGATTCCGCTGGATCAGGATCCGTGTTATTTGACCCAGGAATCGATGGAAAATCTCCTAGTTCTACAGTATTTGGTCAGTTTCAAAATATTGTATTGGGAGATGAAAATAATAATTTTATTTTTGGAAATGTAACTCCTGGTACTCAAAGTTTTTATGCTATATCAGTAGATAGAGCCAAATATAAAGGAAATATTTTCCCAGGAACTCTAGATTTAAGATTATCTGCTGATGGTGCTAGTATCCTCCAATTAACTGATAATAGTAATGATGTTAGTACTGTTACTTTTAATGAAGCTGGAAGAGTTTATCAAGTAGTTTCTGGGTCTAATGGATCTGCCATAACAGGAGGAGGGCAAACTGCTCAAGGATCTTATGGGCTATTCCTCCCAGACATTGGTTGTATAGTTTTAAATGCAGCTGCTCTAGATTTAACCTTTGGGGCAGGAGGAGGATGTAATTTAGCAACTGAAAGAGATTCTGATATTAATAATAATAATGCTAGAAAATTATATGAATCTATTAAAAGATCAAATAATTTTACTTTAAATAGCCAAGAAAATCTTACATCCGATTTTATCTTTATAAGAGCCAGAAATTCTGAATACAATTATTCAGAAAATCCTTCATTTATTAGTGGATCAGAAGGTGAGGTTACTTATACTGAGTTTATTAATTCACCCCAAACTTTTATTACTAGTGTTGGGATGTACAATGATAATAATGAATTATTAGCAGTAGCAAAATTAAGCAAACCGCTAAAAAAAGATTTTACTAAAGAAACTCTTATTAGAGTTAAGCTAGACTTCTGATGGATGAGCGCTTACAAACAATTCCTTTCATCTGATATAATAATAACTCCTTTTGAGACTAATAAATCTTTTAGTTTTACGGGGCAAAGTGAATTAAATGCTACCAATGTTAAAATTGATAGATTTATAGGGAAAGCAGAAGAAGAACAAAATTTTAATCCCTCTAGTTGGAGCACAACAGGTAACGTAAAGCAAGAATATAAGGATTTAATATATAATTCAATTAAAAACCTATATTATGGTAATTATACAAAAGGAGGAAATAATGGATCCTCTACTGCTGCTTCGGGAAGTTATGATAATTCTTTACCAACCGATTTATATTTTGAAAGATTTTTCCCTCTTTCTGATGGGTATTATTTAAATGATATTGGAGTACTTTCAATTCCATCAAAACTTTATGGAAACCGAATTCAACCTAAATCTTTCAAATTTACGTCATCAAGTATAACAATTATTGATGATGGGGAAGGAAATTTAAAAGTAGGAAATAAGTTTGTAGGTAATATTTTTTACAATCAGGGTATAGCTGTTATTACGGGTGCTGGGGGTACTGTTAATGAGGGGGGAGCTTTATATGGTAGTGCTGTGTATAAAGCTAATGTATATGGTACAACACAAGATACTAATATAGCATCTAATTTTATGACTTATGCAGATGTTACTTTAGAATTTTCATCATCATATGACATACTTGAAACTCAATATAAATGTACTATAGATTCTAACGAATTTAATTACTCAGTAAACCCAAGATTACTTTCAGATAATTTAAGAGGAGAAAATAAAATTTTAGATGCAGGAAGTTCCCAATATAGTGACTTTGTTACATCTTCCTATTTTTCTCCATTTGTAACTACTGTTGGATTATATAATGATGATAAAGAATTAGTAGCAGTTGGGAAACTATCTCAACCTCTTCAAACATCGCAAACTACAGATACCACAATATTTATTAATATAGACAGATAATCATGGCATTACTAACCACATCAGGAATTGTAGACGGGCAAACAATTGCAGCTGCTCAAATTTCCCAATCCATTGTAGCTATAAATGGAGAAGAGGCTTATGATATTATAATTGAAGGTCCTTTTACGGCTAATGGTGGAGTAACCTTTGCTAATGTTCCAAGCGCTACGTTTGGTTCAAATACTTTTTTAGTTTTAGATGGTGATACGGTAAAAAAAGTAACGGGAGGAGCTGATGGTACTTCAGGTTCTAGTGGAACCTCAGGTTCTTCTGGAACAGAGGGTATTGCAGGTACTAGTGGTTCATCAGGTACTTCAGGAAGTTCAGGTACTTCAGGTGTTTCGGGTACTTCAGGTTCTTCAGGTACTTCTGTTGGAACTAGTTTAGTGGTTGATCAAGTTACATTTGCTGATTCTACTGAGACAATCTCAGGATCTAATAACTTTATATTTAGAGAAGATAGAAATCAACTTATAATTACTTCATCTACTGCATTTCCTCCATTAATTATTGGTAACCAAAGAACTGGGACTACAACTTCAGGAAATACAACAGGTACACTTCGATTTTTAGGAGGATTTTCTAGTGATTATTATACTAATGCCGAAATAGAGATAAAATCAACCGGTACATATAGTGCTACATCTCAACCTGCTGAAATGGAATTCCAAGTAGGAAGTGGTGATTCTGCTAACGATTTAAATACTGTAATGTCACTCAATGGGGAAGATGGAGAAATTGCATTCCCTTATTATATACTTGCTAACGATGATAATAGAGCTGATGCCAGCACCAGTACTTCTGTTAAGTATTTACCCTTATGTACTAGAAATGGTAAGTTAAGATATTACACAGGTGGGAGACAACTTCTGAATGCTGTAGATCTGGGAACATTGGAAGCATCTACTTTTACTAGTATGTCACTTGGTGACCCAATTCCGTTTAATAATCCGGGTACTGACGATCCTCTTGATGGATTATTGTATGAAGGAAGTATTAACCAACCTGGTATTGGAGGGAATACTACATTTACAATTGAAGCAGCAGACAATTTAATGGCAGTCTTAACATCAGGAGATGAAATAAATGTACAATTTAAAGTTTTTAGTGTGCAAGATACAACTACTTTTAAATTTAAATATACATTAGGAGGTGATACAAAAACTAGAAATATCCCTGATTCAAGTGCGGGAAGTTTATCTGTAACCTCTGATAATAATAATGATTTAGTATGTATAAAATTCCAATACTTTAGAAGAGATAGTTCAAATGAAGGAATTTGGCCAGTCTCAGCATACATTTTAGAAGCTTAATAAAAAATAATGAATTGGTTATATAATGGGAAAGAAATCACGGATATATCACAATTTCCCGCAAACACATTTGGGTTTATATATGAAGTGATTACCCCCGAGGGGAAAAAATATGTGGGTAAAAAAGTTTTATACCACAATCAAAAGAAAAAACTTACTAAAGTCGAACTCTCAGAACAGACAGGACGTGGAAGAAGGAAGACATTTAAAATAGTTCAAAAAGAAAGCGATTGGAAAAAATATTATGGATCAAATTCCCATCTTAAAAACCAAATCAGCAAAGGAGAAGTTACACTGGAAAATTTGAAAAAACAAATTATTCAAACGGCTTCTAATAAAAAACACCTTACATACTTAGAGACTAAATATCTCTTCCAACTTGAAGTATTAGAAAACCCAGATTTATATTATAACGATAACATATTAGGAAAATTTTTCACATCAGACTTTGATTCCTAAACCAGAATTCGTATATTTACATTAATGGTAAATCAGTTACTAGTATCTTTAATGGACTCTGTCCTAGGCAAAGGTAAACAAACATCCAGAGGTAATCATGCTTATCACTGTCCGTTTTGCAAACACCATAAGCCTAAAATGGAGGTGAATTTTACGGAAAATAAAAAGGGACATAATCCTTGGCATTGTTGGGTTTGTAATACTAGAGGTAAAACCATCCCCAATCTCCTTAAAAAGATTGAAGCATATGATAAAATTGAAGAAGCCAAAAGGTTAATTCCTCAAGGGTCATTTGTTGAAGAAACAATAGTCAAAAACGATCTACACCTCCCCAAAGAATATACCCCTTTTATCGACAACCCCTCCAGTTTAATGGCTAGACATGCCTTAGCTTATCTAAAAAAAAGAGGGGTTACAATGGAAGATATGATTAAATACCATATGGGGTATTGTGAAGAAGGAGAATATAGAAATATGATTATTATTCCTTCCTATAATCATAAGGGAAATTTAAATTACTTCACTGCTCGAAGTTTTGAAAAACAACCTTTCCGTAAATATAAAAATCCATCGGTATCTCGTGATATTGTGCCATTTGAAATGTTTATAAACTGGAATAGCCCGTTGGTATTGTGTGAAGGACCATTTGATGCCATAGCCATCAAAAGGAATGCAATACCGCTGTTAGGAAAAAATATACAAACTAATTTAATGAAGAAAATCGTTTCTTCTAAAGTTGAAAAAATATACATAGCACTCGATAGTGATGCTATGAAATCTGCAATTAAATTTTGTGAAAAGTTTATGGATGAGGGCAAAGAGGTTCATTTGTTAGAAATGGACGATAAAGACCCTAGTGAGTTAGGATTCAAAC